CGTTAGATATGTCTAAGTATGGATTTGGACTATGTTCCAAGAAACCTGACTGGCAGTATCAAAGCTATCAATACGTGCATGGATGTCAAATGTTTGCACCAGCCCCACCAGACGCTCCTCCAAAGCGTATATCGTGGATTAATAAACAGTTATCAAAGATGAAAAAGGATACAAATAAGTGGAAGATGGTTGGGAAGGGTTAGCGTCAGCTACCGTTACAGATATACGGGAAGTAATAACTGCAAGGGAAGATACTGACCGGTTATGTCTTCGTGTGTTTGGAAGTGAGGATGGAGCTAAGCTGCTTGCGTGGCTTAGACAAACCATCATAGAGCATCCAGTATGCGTTCCAGGGTCGGACCCAAGCTTCGGATATTACAGAGAAGGGCAATGTTCCGTTGTGAGGGATTTAGAAGCTAGAATTAAGAGGTCAAAAAAACTTTAAGGAGTAATTAATGGAAGAAAGCAAGAGCCAGCCCCAATCAGAGAATAGTGAGGGCTTACTGGCAGGAATTACATCACCAACAGACGTTGTAGCGCCACAAGAAGTTACTATAGATCATAGAGTTCCAGAGGAGAGTGATACTCCGGCAGATCGCCCAGCGTGGTGGCCTGAGAATTTCTGGAAGAAAGAAGACGCGGAGCCAGATCTTGAGGCTATCGCCAAGTCATGGACAGACCTACGTAAGCAGATTAGCCAAGGCAAGCACAAGGCTCCTGTAGATGGCAATTACGATTACGCTGCATTCGGCTCTGTTCCAGATACCGATCCAGTCCGTCAGCACGTCGAAGGTTGGGCTAAAGAGTATGGAGTTAGCCAAGCCGCACTAGACTCCCTCGTAGGAAAGGTTGTTGAGTTAAACGCTTCTAAAGCAGAGGTGTCAAACTTTAATGCAGCTGAAGAAAAGAAGTCTTTAGGGGCTAATTCGGATGCCATCATTAAGGGTATGGTAGACTGGGCCAATGGTCTAGTTAACAAAGGAGTCTGGGGACCGGATGACTTTAATGAATTTAAGGTTATGGGTGGTACAGCCAACGGGATCAAGGCTCTGATGAAGTTAAGGCAGAGTTACGAAGGCCGAATCCCAATGAATAGCGCTCCTATAGATGGTGCCCCGTCTAAAGATGAGCTGTATCAGATGGTTTCTGACCCTAGATACAAGACAGATGTCTCATACAGAGCTAAAGTAGAGAAGATGTTTGCAGCTCAATTCCAGAATTAAATCTTGGTAGTGCCCTTTGCCCGCTTCGGCGGGTTTTTTTTGCTCATTTTTTACTAAGTGTTTGACTATGTAATAATAATAATGTAAAAGGGTTCTAAGGCATACCGTATTTGCGGCCCTTAATTCAAGTATCCTTGACGATTGGCTGACGTAATCAGCAAGCCAGGCCCGTAATCCTACGGCACACCAATAGCGAAACCCTTTTTTTTAAACCTGTTCTTAGGAGAACACAAATGAGCGTATCTCTATCTAACGCCTTTGTCACCCTATTCGATGCTGAAGTAAAACAGGCTTACCAAGGCAAGGCTCAATTGGTAAGTGCTGTACGTCAGCGCCGTGGTGTCGAAGGATCTACCGTAAAGTTTCCAAAGGTTGGCCGTGGTGTAGCAACTCCCCGTATTCCACAGGCTGATGTAACCCCACTCAACGTTGCTTTCTCTACCATCACTTGCACATTGGCTGATTGGAATGCTGCTGAATACAGCGACATTTTCAACCAAACCAAAGTTAACTTTGATGAGCGTCAAGAGTTGGCACAAGTTCTTGCTAATGCAATTGGCCGCCGTCAAGACCAACTGATCCTTGATGCTCTAGCAGCATCTAGCACGGCTTTGACTGTTAGTAACGATATCGGCGGTGCTGATACCAATATGAACATGGCTAAGTTGCGCGAAGCTAAGAAACTTCTGGACAAGAGCAACGTCCCCCCAGAAGGTCGCAACATTATTATCCATGCAAATGGCTTGGCATCTTTGTTGTCAGAAACGTCAGTGACCAGCTCCGACTTTAATACAGTCAAAGCGCTTGTCTCTGGTGAGCTGAACACATACCTTGGCTTCCAGTTTCATGTTCTTGGCGACCGTACCGAAGGTGGTTTGGTTGTTGATGGCTCACTGGACCGTACTTGTTTCGCATTCCACCGCGATTCAGTTGGGTACGCAGAAGGAATATCTCCTCGCACAGAAATCAATTACATCCCAGAAAAGACATCGTTCCTCGTGAACACTGTATTTTCAGCCGGTGCAATCACGATTGATGCGGAAGGTATTGTTTCAATCGTTGCTCGCGAATCCTAAAAAGGAGATATAACATGGCTTTTTCCTCCACTGGTTTTAACGCAGTTAGTACATCAAAGGCAGGTAATGCTCCTTCTATGTACATCTACAAAACTGCTGATACGCAAGCTACAGTTAATACTGCTGGCTACTTCAATAGCGTTTACCAGCTACTGAATGTCGGTGATGTTCTGTTTGTATATGACACCACAACGCCGTCACTTGTGTTGACCTATGTCAACGCTGTATCGACTGCTGGCGTGGTTGATATTGCAGACGGAACCACTGTAAGCGCAACAGATACTGACTAAGTATCTTCCAATAAACCAACCCTCAGAATACGGGGGTTGGTTTACGTTCTAAAGGATTGAATATGGCCGCTGGAGACACCGCACTATCAATCTGCTCTGACGCTCTGTTAATGCTTGGGGCAAAAGGCATTTCCTCGTTTACCGAAGGAACTGACGAATCTTCCGTTTCTGACAGACTGTATCCTAACATTAGAGATCAAGCTTTAATGATGTATCCGTGGAGTTTCGCGATACAGAAGACACAGTTAGCTCAATTAGTAACAACCCCTGTTAGTGAATACGCTTACGAGTATCAGCTTCCAGCCGACAGGCTTGGCTCTCCACGTGCTGTCTACGATTCCGCAGCACAGAATGTACGCCCTAGAACTGATTACAGGATTATGGGTGGCAAGTTACTGACCAATAGCGAAATCGTATACATAGATTACCAATACTCTGTTCCAGAAACAGAGATGCCTATCTGGTTTGTCCAGTTATTAAAGTATTTAATGTCGTGGCACCTAGCTATCCCAATCACTGACCAAGTAGATAAGGCTGGTTACTGGCAAACAATAGCTGTTGGCACGCCAGGTGACAACGGACGTGGTGGCTTTATGCGTAGTTGCATGAATATGGATGGGATGAACCAGCCAAACAATAGCATTAACGACTTCTCACTGATCGCTGTTAGATACTAATGGCAAGATTTGTCACAGTCCAAACCAACTTCACTACTGGTGAGTTAGACCCGTTACTTCGGGCACGTCTTGATTTAGATAAGACGTATCAAAACGCTTTGGAGAAGGCTACCAATGTTCTGTGTCAACCACAGGGCGGCGTTACTCGGCGTGGTGGACTCCGGTATAAGTTCACACTACCCAATACTGGAGCAGAGTCTGCTGCCAATGGAGTCCGGCTAGTCCCCTTTGAGTTTAGTGTGACCGACAGCTATATGCTGTGCTTTACGCATAATCGGATGCACGTGTTTAGGCAAGGGGTACTAATCACAAACATCAATGGTAGCGGTAATTCGTACCTAGATACTACGGCATTTGCTTTAACGGCATCCGTTCTTGGTGAGTTAGTCTGGACGCAATCTGCCGACACACTTATAGTTGTCAATGAGAACCTTCCCCCTGTAAAGATTGTACGTGGCGGTACGGATGCTACGTGGACAGCTAGTGTCTTAGCTTTCGATAGCGTTCCTAAATACGCATTCACTCCCGTATTTACGCTCCCTGCTGGCACGCTAACACCTAGCTCAGTGTCTGGCAAGTGTGTGTTAACAGCATCTGCCGCAGCAACCTTTAGTGCCGCATCTGTTGGCCAATATATTAATATGACGCCGCAAGGCAGGGCTAAGATTATTGAGTTTGTTAGTGGCACCGTAGTCAATGCTGTTCTTGAGTTTCCGGTCTTTAGCACTTCTGCCATTGCATCTACCAAGTGGGAGTTGGAATCTGGATACGAGCCTGTGTGGTCTGCATCGCGTGGCTGGCCTAGAGCTGTTACCTTCCATCAAGGTAGATTGTATTTTGGTGGTAGCAAGACTCGGCCATCTACTTTGTGGGGATCTAAGGTAGGGTTATTCTTTGACTTTGATCCGACAGAAGGATTCGCTGACGATGCTGTAGAGGCAACGTTAGATACCAATACTTACAACGCTATTGTTGACATCATCTCTGCTAGAGACTTGTTAGTGCTTACTACTGGCGGAGAGTTCTACGTTCCCCAGCAGGGCTTAGAGCCGATCACACCAAGCTCATTCTTTGTAACTGCTACCAGCAGGAATGGTGCCAAGCCTGGTGTCAGGGTTCAGCAGCTAGAGTCTGGAGTTATGTTTATCCAGAGGCAGGGTAAGAGCTTGAGCGAGATTGCGTTTAGCGATACGCAATTAACGTACATGACGAACAAGATATCTTTACTGTCTGGACACTTAATTAAAGGTCCGACACGGATGGCTTTGAGGCGTGCCGTTGATACCGATGAGAATGACTTGTTGCTGATAACTAATGGGGATGACGGAACGATAGCCGTATACTCTCTATTAAGTGCTCAGTCTGTTATAGCTCCATCTGAATTCAAGACTATAAACGGGTCGTTCGTTGATGTCGGGGTCGATATAACATATATATACGTTGTAGTTAAACGCCTAGTTAATAGCGTATATCAATATTATGTTGAGCTGTTTGAGCATGATCTCCATGTGGATAGCGCTGTGAGTGGTGGTGCTGCTGCCACAGCTAGTGCTGCACATCTGGTTGGTGCTACTGTCAATGTTGTACTGGACGGATTGGTGCAGGCTAACCAAGTTGTGCCTGGCGGCGGTACTGTTACCTTCCCCAGATCATCTACTGCTAGTTACGTTGTAGGGTTGCCAATTGCAACTGAGATAAGGACTATGCCTGTAGAGTTGAGACTATCTACCGGCGTTAGGATTGGATTTAAAAAGCGGATTGTTGAAGTCAACGCTATGCTGTTAGGATCGCAGAACATGGTTATCAATGACATCGAGGTGCCATTTAGATCCTTTGATACGGCAGATATGTTGGATAATCCTGTGCCAGAGTTTACTGGGACAAAGACTTTGAATGGCATTCTTGGGTATACTCAGGATGCAAGGATTGTCATTACTCAATCAGCTCCATTGAAGCTGACTGTACTTGGCATGGAATATAAAGTGGCTGTTTACCAAGGGAGTTAAGATGAACGGTAGATCATATAATGAGTGGGATATGTATTCCTTAGAGGCATTTAAGCCCGTAGGGAAGAAGATGTCTTTACATATTCCAGTGCCAGTTCTCATTGGGATTGGAGTTGCCTTGGCAGCTGCGTCTGCTGGAATGGCTGCCGCTTCTTCTGTGGGAGCAGCTAAGCAACAGAAGCGTCAAGCTAGAGTGCAGGCATTGCAAGCTGATGTGCAAGGGGAGCGTCAAGCTTTGCAATACGAGCAAGAGGCTAACCTCAAGCTGAGACAGTTACAGCAGATTAATGGAGCAGCAGCAGCTAGAGGCTTTGCTGGCGGAGTTTCTGGATTCCAAGGATCTGCTGGATTAACTCAAAGTATTAGTGAGAAGATGGCTGGGCAAGATATCGGCTCTCTGCAAGCGGCTGCTAAAACATCGCGTACATTCGGTGAGATACAAGGCTCTATGTTAATAGATGCTGGCAACCTAGCTGCAATGGGGCATTACGCTGACGCTGCAAGCAGTATGATGTCATTTGGCTCCAATCTAGCTACTAACGCTCCAACCCTTAAGTCTTCTACTGCATCTACTAAGTGAGGATGATGTAATGCCACGTTATCAACAAACAGAAGACTTAGCTAGGTACGGTCAATCCGGTTTACCAGGCATATCTAAAGACATACCTGGTCTAAATGTTACCGGCATAGTTCAGCCATCTAATATAGCAGCAGCTTTGAATAGAGTGTCAGCTTTTGCTTTTGAGCAAACTGGCGTTGCTGTAGAGAGGCAGGCGGCTCAATACGCTTTTGACAACCCAGTTACCATAGAGCAACTGAAGAAGGGTGCTGAGAGTGGGATAACGGCTGAAGACTTTATTCCTGTTGGCGGTACACGAGCTAGAGATACAATACGCAAACTTTATGGGGCGCAAGCTCAAGTTGAGCTGCACTCTGATCTGGTAGCTAAGCACACGGACATTACACGGCGGATTGATTCTGGTGAGATTAAGGATCTAGCTTCTCTGAATAATGAGTTACGTCATCCAATAGATGGGGCTGTTAAATCTCTTGCATCATTAGATCCTGAGTCTGCCATCAGACTCCAAGCTTCCGCATCTGCATCTGCTAATACAGCGTACAAACACGGCGTTATTAAGTTTGCTCAAGATGCTGCCAACCTAGCATCCATGAAGGGTGACAGATTAGCTGATGATCTTTTGGTTGGTGAGCGCTCACACATGGCTACTGAGTTTAAAGATCAGAGTTCTAGAGATGTGCGGACGCTGTATAACGAACGAGTCGACGCAAACCAAGTTGCTCTGTATAGATCAGCTGCCGCAGCAGGCGATGCTAAAGGAGCGATGTCATTAGTTGCTGAACATAAGAAGGACGTTCGTCAAGTTCTCTTAGAGTCGTTTGCTGATAA